AATCCAAGTTCCTATTCATGATGGAGAAGCAACGCTTAGAGCGTTTGGATAAGTCCTTCCTATCGTTCGACAACCGTTGGATTCGTGGATACCTAATGTCCTTACCAACAGTGTTGTTATTCTGGGCAGTAGGTGGTTGGGTAGGTATGGCTGTATTAGCCGTCATGTGGCTAGTCAGTAACTTTGAATTAGAAACATTAAATTACTTAGAGCATTATGGTCTTTACAGAGAAAAGGGTCAGCCTATTGATTACCGTCATTCTTGGGATAACGCTACTGCTTTCTCAAGCTGGTTCTTTATCGAGATTGGCCGTCAAGGAGACCATCACGACAGAGGTGAGACGCACTTCTGGGAATTAGATGAAGTAGGTTCACCAAACACAGGACATGGCTACTTCCAGCTATTTGCCTTAGCCTTAGTACCACCAGTATTCTTTCGGATGATTAACGAGTACCTGACTATCTGGGACAAAGAGATGGCATCTGAAGGTGAAATTAAAATTGCGGAAAAGATTAAATGAAAAAATGTTTAAATTCTACGGGAGACTGGTGCTTCTTTGCATTAGTTGTCTCGTACTTAGTGGCTGCGTTTGGCATTACACTATTAATATTAACGTAAAAGTAACTCAGGAATAGTATGCACTCAGTAGTCTACGTTAAGTGGAATGATGCTTGTGAAGCGGATGATATGCAGGATGCTGAAATGGATAACTGTATACAGGAAGCAGCAGGTTTCTTCGTTAAAAGAAGCGACAACAACTACTACATAGCACGAGATTACAATACTCTGGACGAGGAGTACTTAAAGATTCTTCGTATACCAGAGCAATACATTATTGACTTTATAGTTATGAAAAAATGATACAGATGTTACTAGCACCAATAGCTGAAGTAGCTAAGACTTGGATAGGTGGTAAGGTAGCTGTCAGTAAAGCTAAGTCTGAAGCTAACCTAGAGACTACTAAGGCTAGAGCTGAAGTAATGAAAAAGGTTGCAGCAGGTGAGCTGGACTGGAACCAGACAATGGCTGAAGCTAGTAATAAAAGTTGGAAGGACGAGTGGCTTACTATATTAGTTAGCATACCACTTATCCTAGCTTTTACAGGACACCATGACATTGTTATGCGTGGTTTTACGGCATTAGAAGCTATGCCTGACTTCTACAAGACAGCAGTAGGTGTGGTATTTGCCGCATCATTCGGTATCCAATCAATTAAAAACATGATGAAAAAATAATGAATTACTTTAGTAGAGAAGAATTTGACTGCCAAGAAACAGGCGAGAATCAAATGTCTCCTGAGTTTCTAAACATGCTTGATATTCTAAGAGAGAACGCAGGTTTTCCTTTTGTTATTACTTCAGGTTATCGCTCACCTAATCACAGTATCGAAGCTAAGAAAGAAAAAGCAGGTACTCATGCACAAGGCATTGCTGCTGACATTAAAGTTAATAGTGGTGCAGAGCGTATGGTTATTGTAAAGGAAGCCTTAGCACTAGGCTTTACTGGTATTGGAGTAGCTAAAACTTTTATTCATGTAGATATTAGAAAGACTACACCAGTCATTTGGACTTACTAATGTCCGATCAGGTTAATAAAAGAAAAGTAGGACGACCTAAAAAGAAGGACATAGAAGCAAAGAAAGCTGGCAATCGTAAAGCAGTAGGTAGACCTAAAGGTGACGCTGATGCTATTCGTGAATACAAAGCTCGCTTACTTGCTAGTCCTAAGTCTCGCAAGGTTATGGATAGTATCCTTAATGCTGCATTAGACGATGACCATAAGAATCAAGCAGCAGCATGGAAGCTAGTAGTGGATAGGATTATGCCATTGTCTTACTTCGATGAAGCTAAGAACGTAGGTGGTAAGGCCGCAGTAAACATTACAATCACTGGTGTAGGTGGTGATACCACTATTATCGGTGAACAAGAGCCAGACATAGAAGAAGGCCAAATTGTAAATTTAAATCCTTTGGAGAGTGACTAGTGTTACCAGTATTATTAGCAAAGTTTCTACAGAATAAGATTGAAAATAAGCTAGAAAAACCTAAGGACTTATACGAGAGTGTAAGAGACGAAGGATTATTGTCTGGAGTCTACGGCTTTGCAAAAGATAAAGTAGACAAAAAGGTAGATAGGATAGAAGACCTATATGACAATACCTTAGATTTTTTTGGTTTTAAAGACGAGGAAGAAGAAGAAGAACAGCAAATGGGCTTTGCTAATGTATACGCCGACTTATTAAGAAATCCTGACTTTCAGTCTTTAGGACAACTGTCAGCTCAACAAGAGCAACTAAATCCTTTCTCAGATTTAGCAAAACAGTTTAGTTTTATGAATCCTAGTAGCGAATTTACAATAGGTATTAAATAGTGTCAGTGTTACCAGATACGTTAGGAGATTATCTTCGTCAAAAAGAAGAAGATGATAAAAGAGAGAATTACAAGTTGGCTGAAGGTCAACGTATGCTACAAGAGTTAAATCAAAACAATACTACCTACGACCTACCATCTGACATCAGTTTTGCAGGTGATGTTGGTCAAGCCTTACTTCCAGTAGAAGCCTATAATCAATTTACAGAAGGCAACTACGGAGATGCTGCATTAGAGCTTGCAGATTACGCCAAAGAGATGACAGGAGTTGCAGCAGGTGCTGACCTTCTTGGCTATGGATATAATATTCCTGAAAATGAGCTTGAGGACAGGAACAGCATATATGCGAATATTCTAGCAGGTAATGTAGGCACTGCTGCTATGCAAGCTCTTGGTGTAACTCCTTTTGGAAGAATCACTAAGGCTATAGACAAGGCAAGAATGGCTGATGATGTAGCCGTTCCAACAAGAAAGAAGGATATAGCTCCTAAAAAAGCTAGGTACTTAGAAACAGCAGAAGATAGAAACATCCCAGAATTTCCTAAAGAAGGATCAGCTTTAAAAAAATCTGGTGCTTATCCAAGCAATACAAAAGGTAATTATCAGGATACTTACAAAGCAATTCTGTCAGACAATCCAAATGAAATAGAATTGCCATTTGATAATAAGCCACTACTGTCTGGTATGTTAAAAGATATTGCAGGTTCTGATTTAGTAAATTCTATCGCAGATAGGACTGGTAATAGGACTGTATATCAAATTGGTGAGGATACTCTAACGTATCCAATTAACTCAAGAGGCGGCTTTACTTTTCTTAGAGAAGACCCAGATAAGGCATGGGCAATTACTGGTAAAAGTGGATCACTAACTAATGACGTATTAAGCAGACCTGACAACGATAAGATACTAATGCCAGCATTAATGTCTGCTTCAGGTGGATCAAATTTTAATTCCGCAGTTATAGCAACAGCATTTGATATAGTTTCTAGCAGAGGATTGATGAATAGAAAAAATCTAGCGGAACTAAATGATACTGTTAGAATGAAATATAAAGATAGCAAAAGAGGTTCTTTTGTTCCTTTTAAGTTAAAAGATTTTAAACCAGAAAACATACAAGATACTATACGCAGAGTTGCAGTGGATGGTACAGCAGACGATAAGAAAGCGTTTGCAGAAGCTCTTGACAGCAAAAAACTAAAGGAAAATGATGCGTTCCCAGATATGGGAGATATTAGGTCTGCTCATCATAATCCAGACTACGATGAAATTCCTTCTCTTGCTTTAGGACTTGGAGCTGCTAGGTTAGATAAGGAAAATTTATTTAATCTTAATCCTACTGATCCTCACACCACTTACACAGCAGATATACTTGGCAATCCTTTAATGCAGCAGTCTGAAATATTTTATCCTCAGCAGTTAATATTTCCTGATTTTTACAATCAAGTAATGCGAGAAAGAGGCCTCTCAAAATACAAAGATTTAGGATCAAAGTACAAGGCCGTTGAAACAGGACTTACAGATGGTCAAGGTGCAGTGGATAGTCGTGGTGTGAAGTACGACAGATCAAGAGCTATGCAACTTGTGGACGATCCGTTAGTAGAGAACGTGGCTAGGTACGAAGATGAGTTTGCAAAATTTAAAAACTCTGATGAGATTCAGGAATTATACGCTACCGATAGAGAAGCCTATTTAAATGCCATGTTTGATTTTTACACAGGATATTAGTGAGTACTGATCTAAACATTAAGCTACTAGGTTGGCAACAAAGTGTCTGGGACAGTAAGGCTAGATTCAAAGTAGTAGCAGCAGGTAGACGTACAGGTAAGTCTCGTTTAGCTGCTTACCTACTAATCTTTTACGGACTACAGGTTAAAGCTGGTCATGTGTTCTATGTAGCACCTACACAAGGACAGGCCAGAGATATTATGTGGCAAGCATTACTTGAGGTAGGACACCCAGTAATTAAAAGCAGTCACATTAATAACCTACAGATTACACTTATCAATGGTGCAACCATATCATTGAAAGGTGCTGACAGACCAGAGA